ATGAATGAAAAAGCAAATTATGGAAACTGGGTACCTGAAAAAGCATTGTATACATTATTTGGAGCAGTAATTGTTTTAGGTGTTATTGCGGTAGCAGTACAAGTAGCTTTAAGTGAAATGGTCATTGCAATCATAGTAGGCGTATTATGCATTTTGACTCTGGTAATGGCAATTTATATGCTGATCTGTCATGAAGCATTCGCATTTGGAAAAGGAAATATGATGGCAGGAGTACATGAACATCTGATTAAACATCTTGATTGGGATGGTGAAGGGAAACTTCTAGACATCGGATGCGGAGCAGCAGCACTTACTGTTTATTGCGCCAAAGCATTTCCAAAGGCACAGATCACAGCGATGGATCACTGGGGTGTGGAATGGAATTATGCAAAAGAGCAGTGCGAGAAAAATGCAAAGATTGAAGGAGTTGCAGACCATATCGCTTTTCAAAAAGGAGATGCAGCAAAACTGGATTTCCCTGATGAGACATTTGATGCAGTAGTAAGCAATTTCGTGTTTCATGAAGTGCGAACAGCAAAAGATAAGAGGGATGTTGTAAAAGAAGCATTAAGAGTTTTGAAAAAAGGCGGTGTATTTTCTTTTCAGGATATGTTTTCACAGAAAGCATTGTACGGAGATATGGAAGAGTTTGTAAGAATCTTAAAAGAAGAAGGAATTTCAGAAGTTCACTACATAGGAAATCTGGAAAAGAAGCTAGACTTTATTCCGGGATTTGTAACAACACCATGGATGATCAGCGGGATGGGAATTATTTATGGGAAAAAATAGGACACAGTCAGGAAATTGTGATAAAATATAAGAAATTAATTAACAGGTTGAAAGTGGCTTCGGTATGCTGCAAAAGAGGGGGCAAATCCAGTTTAATAAAATTGGAAATTGCGAGAAAGGAGAAAAGTATGCTTACAATATTAAACTCAGAAAGCTTATGGATTGGAACAGACATGATACAATTTAATGCGATCAGGGATATCTTGGATCGGGAAAAGATTAAGTACAAATACAAAACATACAATCACTTAGGAGAATGGGCAGGATCAGGAACACTTCGTGGAAACTTTGGAAGTGTGGGGAATCCTACATCACAGTCCATACAGTATGAAATTTTTGTGGCGAGAAAAGACTTAGAAAAAGCACAGGCTGTAATGTGGAATTTGCTTAGATAAAGTAGATACATGATGATAATGAAGAAAGGAAAGATACTGTATATTACTAAAGTGATATGCAGTGCCATTCTTTTTATGGTATAATAATTTTGCAATGTTAGGAAATGGCTTAAAATGGTCATTTCCTAACATATGTGTTACTAATTTGTTACTTGTTGAATGGAAATTTATTATTTCAACAAGAGAATAGTATCTCTCAATTGTTCCACTGTTTTATGATTATAAACCCTATTTCCAACATCTTTAGATTTGTGCCCCATCAGCATATCAATACACTTTCTATTACCACCTGCATTATCAAGGAATGTTTCAAAAGTATGTCTAGCTTCATGAGGAGTTTTCTTCTTCTTTGTTATATAAGAAATAACAGTTTTCCATTCTTCATAAAAATCCCCTTTTTTAAATTTAGATCCTTCATCAGTTTCTAAAAAATATTCATTACTTTTCTTTAGCCGATTTTTCACAAACGGCATGATACGAGGATGGATTGGCACAATTCTGTTCTTCCCTGAAGAAGATTTGCTTCCGCCTTTAAAATATTCTTCTTCAAGATTGATCTGATCACATGTCATATTTAACAATTCCATTAATCTGAATCCGGTGTAAATATAGATTAATACAATATCTACATTTTTTTGATCAGATATTTTCCACAGAGCTTCAACTTCTTTTTCAGTGAATGGAGTGCGTTTAGTTTCTCCCTGTTCTGTGCTGACAGAAATTATTTGAGAATACATCTTATCTATAATGTCTAATTCAAATGCAAAATTATCTAAATGCCACCAAAGTGCTTTGATATGAGATTGTGTAGCGTAACTACGACCACAATCGTCCATGGTTGCTTGCATATGATAAGCTCGTATTTGCCTATATTTCTTTCCGTACAGTTTTTGACAATGTTTATAAGCTGCTTTAAGTGTATATAAACGAGAACTTCCAAGTTTAGGAGCTTTTACTTCAAGCCATCGCTTATATAATTCTGCAAGAGTGACGCGATTGCGATCAATATTCCAAGGATTATCATTGTACCTGGCTAAAATAATATTTGCCTCTTCACGAGTAGCAGCATAGTCCACTGGGACCTGCCTTCCGTGTCCATCTTCATCGTATGTAGTGACTTTAATCACATAAGGGCGTGAACGATTACCTTTTAATTTTGTCACACTGCCGTAGCCGTTGGGGTTTCTTCTTGCCATATATCATCATTCCTTTCTAAAAAAGGGTACAAAAAATACGCCCTCATCAAATTGTGTTTTTGCAGGATGTATGATATAATTCTGGTGTCGAGTCAGAAGCATATCACACACCACGTTGTTGATAGGTTTCTAAATTCCGTCTGGTTGTCAGCCAGGCGGTTTTTTATTTTGACCATTTTGGTGAAGTTACCGAAATGGTATTTAGTAAATTGTTTTGTCAGACTCTGACAAAAGTATTTTGTATAAAAATCTGTGCATAAATTGACAGATGATGTATAAACTATTATAATGACAATAAGTTAACTCGAGAAGGATATGGCTGGGTTCCTGAATGGGAGTAGGCAGTAATGCTTAGAATTTCCTTTGCCCCTGGGGTTGACTTATTTTTTTGTCTTAATATTATCTAAAATATGTTCTGGATCTTTTGTAAGTTCGACCACAATAAAATCAATTGCTTGCTGAGAATAGGTATATTGTGGTTGTTCATACTGTGTATGAATATAACAAAACTTTTGATTGGCTTTTAATCCATAGTGTTTACAAAAATTATTAAAATGAAAACGGTTAAACTCAGTATTTTTACCATTATATTTTAACTGAATATTTTTCTTACTTATTTGTTTTTGTATAGCATCGATACAATGTTTTGCAGTATAACAGTGTGTTTTGTTTGGATCTTTCAGCTCTTTAATGATCTGCACAGGAGTATCAGCTGATTTATCAACTTTTACAAAAGAAGTAGCTTCTTCTTTTTTCTTTGTAATATAATGATGATGTTCTATGGTGATTGCAAATTTAGCATTATTATTCTGGGATAGAGTATCAATAGCATCACGTGTTTTGAATATTTTTGTAGCAATCTGTTCAGGATATTTTGCAATTATTTCAGATTCATTCAGGGCTTTCATGCTGACAGACAGTGTTAGAAAGTTTTGAGGAATGATTTCTGTCATGTCTATAGAATGAAATAACATCATTTTGTCATTAAAATTCAATATACAAGATTGAAATAATGGAACATATACCATTTCATATTCTTCTACAATAAAGTGTGTACTGGTATTGCGAAGATCAATAATTTTTTCAAGATTGATACGAAGAGGATCTTTATTATTTGTAAATACTTGTTGGATACAGTTTTCCAAAGATAAAGTTCGTTCTGGATTATCTTTATAATATATACTATTTTCGCCTTTTGCTTTTATCATATAAGCTTTAAGCATTAATTCCCAGGCATTGCAGATAAAGAAACTAAAACCTTCAATTCTATATTTGATTGTTGGTTTATTGTATATTTCTATTGCCATGGTAAAAGCTTCTTTTGATTTGTCAAGTAGTTTTTCTGTAAGGTCCATATGTTTACTCCTTATTATACCTGCTGTACTTTTTACTGCTTTGTCAGAGTCTGACAAAATAAATCTATTTCAATCTCAACCGAATCAATTCCTCACTATACCCAAGTGCCAGTGCGATCTGATTCGTCGTAAATTCCTTCATCCATTTGTCATGATCGTAATTATTATTGATTATATCTTCAACCAAACGTTTGAAAGTATTTTTATCGCATAAGACAAATTCATAAAAGTGATTCATTACTTCACAAGCATCTTCAAAAATTGTTTGAGAATAAAATTCTCTTAAATTATAAATTTTTCCTACAAGATATGTTAAATATGGTTCATTAAAAGAATCTGAATGTACACGTGTAGAAGAATATACGCCATCGTTATATAATGATATGCTGCTAAAATTTGAAGCCATAATCTCAAAGTAGAGTGCCTTTAGGTAGTACAGAAGAGAATCTTCCTGTTTACCTGAATCACCTAGCCATTCAGCCATAGATCGATAATTACATGTTAATAAATTGAATTTACTATTTTTCATGTATTCAAATTCTCGATCATTGAATATAGACCAAATGATCTTATGAAAATCATAATTATTTGGACATGATTTCTTAGCAGATATATATTCGTCAATGCCTATCCCTAATTTGATTCTGTGGTTAAACAGATCAATATAATCTTTGTGATTTTCCACAAAATATTTTCCCTTATTAGATAGAGAATAAAATTTTATATGATCAGCATTTAAAATATGCATTAATTCATCAGAGGAATCAGTAGCTAATAGACGATTGATCAAATCTTCTTTGTTCCCTGATACATGTAGACGTAATTCTCTTAACAGAGCTTTTAACTCTGGTATTCTTAAAGAACGCAAGATATCTACCAATTCAGCATCTTTATAATAACCATCTTGGACTAATTTTTTATGAAATTTAGATGGGCTTTTGATTTCAAAATCATACTGGAAGTATCTTGGATATTCGTTGTCGTCCATGATCGGAGTTCCAGTACTGTATCTGTCGAGGAATACAGCTGTATAAAACTCTCTTTTTTTTAGGGAAACTTCTGAATCATTGACATAAGATGATGAATCCAAGGCGATGTTAGGAGTTGATGGTTCATCTAAAACTTCTTGCTTAGGTTCTTCGGGTTTCGACTTTCTGAAAAAATCAAAGATGCTCATTCTTGATGTTCCTCCTCTCGTAGTTTCAGGGAGATTCTGTACTGATCAGCATCAGGAACATCAACAAATTCCACTGTTTTATCAAAATTATTCTTAACAACATCCTTGATCTCATCTAAGGAAACTCTGAAAAATTCTCTTCTTTGGTTTACAAGGTTTAATTTACGATCTTCAAAAGCTCTATGTAAGGCTGCTTCCAATGCTGGAGCATCCTCTGAAAAGATCATTGCATGTACATCAAATTTGAATGGAACAGAAGCATCTCCTAATTCATCTACACGATCTTGTGGATTTAATCTACGTGTCATACCGATTTTGTAAATACCTTCACCGAATGATCCAATGTTAGAAATTACATATACATAACCAGCTTTTTGGTTAGCCTCTCTGTAATCAATATCCTTGATTTTAGTGTCAATCTCGGAAAGAGATTGTATGATTTCCTCTTTCTTTTGATTTAAATCTTCTATATTGTCATCAGAAGCGGTTGAAATTTGATGATTGATATTAGAAAGGGCTTGTTCGTAATGTTTGCGTTCTTTATCAATATTTTTACGTTGTTCTTTTAGTTCTTTTTGTAATCGAGCTTCTTCACGCTGTTGAGCTCTTAATTCTGCCTTTTGTTCCTTTTCACGCTGTTTTTGAATCTGATATTCGAGAGCTAATCTAAGCTCTTGAATTTTCAGATCATAGTAATGAGCGGTTATGGCAATTGACATTGTTACACCCAATTTAGCAATAGCATTGAAACTTCGTTCCATTTTCTTAACAGATGTATCATAGTTATTGTATTTTACCTTACTAATAATCTCATCACATTCACTGTTGAACGCACGAAGCAGTAGCTTCTGCATGTCTCTTACTAACTTTCGTCCTTTGGCTTCACTACCATTTACTTGCCATCCTATGTTCCCGGATACAGCTGTATCATCCTTGATCATTGCTTTCTGCTGGTTTCGTATATTTATGAGCTCTGCTTTATAAGCATCAGCGTTAGTAAAAGAGTAGCGTGGTTCATATAACCCGAAATCCTGAACAAGAACTTCATCAGAGAAAGTAATAAGTTCATTTTTCAATTCTTTTATATTAGAATTTAGCTCATTAATTTCGTCATTGTAAGCAAGAATAAGCGACTTTTGCTTAGAAATTTCTTCCATGTACTTATCATACTGTTCTGAAAGCTTTTGTTCTTGTTCCATTTTATCATGAGCAAATTTTACTTGTGATTCAGAAATCTGTTTTTGTAAAGATTCCAAATCCAACATTTCAGGTGTAAGCTTCGATTCCAATTTAGCTTTTTCGATTTCAAGATTAGCAATTGTTTTTTGCATTTCTAAATTAGAATTTTCTAATTCCTGAATCTTATCATTTAATTCGTTGTTTCCAAATATTGAATTTAATAACCCCATTATGTTCCCTTCATTTTGATTTTAATCTTAACTTAATTAGTTTTTCAGTGTACCCAAGAGCGAGTGCAATTTGTTCAGTTGTATATTCTTGATATTCTAAGAATGTTTCGTCAGGTACCAGAAGTTCCATAGCAAATAAATCAGCTTCTTTTTCGTATTTTGTGGTGTTAAATCCAGTATACGTATCCATGAAGAGAGCGTTAGCCTTTTTATGCAGTAGCATGTGGCCTAACTCATGGGCGCAGACAAGAATCTGTTCATGTTCTGGAAGAGAATCATCAATATAGATAATATTATTTCTTTGAAAATATTGATAAAACCCTCTGACACCTTCAAGTGGCACTGGCACAAGAATAACATTTAGTCCTTTGATAATCTCAAAAGGATTTCTTGTTTTGTGTTTCTTGACAAGCGAATTTACAATCTTTTTTATGTCCATTCACATCAGTCCTTTTTATATTTTTTAGGTGTATATTTTTCCTTGTTCTTTTTCTTAGCCATCTCCATCCCAATTTCCATTGCACTTAGAATAGATTCGATTGCTTCTGGAGAAGCAGGATCGCCATCAAACATTAGTCCTTCTTGGGATAACAATTCAGCCTTGGTAGAACTTATGATATCTAAAATATCGCGTTTATCTTTATGTGATAAAGATTCGTCTGATAAAGAATCAGTTCTTTCCATAGGAACATCATATCCCATCAGCCATGCTTCAGATATATTGAATTTTTCGGCAATTTGAGATAGTCTATTTTGTCTTGGGCTTCTTTCGCCACTTAAATACATTGACATAGATGATTTTGGAATACCAGTACGTTGACAGAGGTCGACCTGGTTAATATTTTTTATAGCCATTAACTCTTGAAGTCTTGTACTTGTGTCTTTTTTCAAATGAACACCTTCTTTCTTATATGTACTATACTCGGATTATAACATTAAAAGTTCACATTTACAATGAATATTTGAAAAAAAGTTTCGAAAATGTGAAAAAAAGAATTGACAAGTGTAAATGATGTGTTATACTAGATATAGGTTCACAAAAACGAAACAAAAAGAAAGAAGGTGATTAACTTGTTCGCAGAGCCTAAGTATGATTATTCAAAATTACGCGGACGAATTAAAGAAAAATGTGGAACAGAAGGCACATTTGCGAGAGAGATAAGACGATCACACAACTATCTGACAAATGTTTTTCAAGGAAAGTCTTATTTTTCGCAGAAAGACATTGATCGAGGATCAGAAGTTCTTGGCATTATTCCTAATGAAATAGGAGTATATTTTTTTACAAAAGAAGTTCACAAAAGCGAAACCAAATAACCAGGAGGTGATCAACCATGAAAAAAAATAGTGCAATATTGATCATTACACTATTTTTATCACAAATCATAAATTATTTTTTGAGCTTCACAGAGAATGTAAGTAAAAAAGAAAGTGCTGTGATTTTTATGCTGATTTTTCTATGTGTAAAGGCTATTTATGAATCAATGTAGATATAAAAGATTTTATTTCTTCTGAATACATATTGAGCGCGAAAGTAAGTGCCCAACAAAAAATATTAAATAGTTTCGAGAACATAGAGGATGGATTAAATCCTATCCAAGCGATGAAAGAGGAAGGAAATTTAAATATTTGTTTCAAAACATTAACAGGATTTAAGGATTCGGTGAATGAATGAAAGATAAAATTTCTTTTCATCATTAACTCATTGCAAAGATGATATGCAGCAACAAGATTTTGTTTGTCTGGAACACCATATTCAAGACATTCAAAACTATCTTTAAATTCTGCGATAGTAGGGTAATAAAAAAGAACATCATTTAAACATTGTTGATAATTATCTTTTTTAATTATTTCGTCATAATAAGATTTTGGCATAATTGCAGAATTTAAATAATTATTTAACACAGTTATTGCTTTACGTATTTTACAGAGAAGAAAGATATTTTTCGCAACAAAATATACGTATATCAATAAGTAAAATAATATTAAAAATTTCATGTTATAACTCGTCCTTTCTTGAATACTCGGACATGGCAGTGCCCTGTAAATCTAATTATAAGAAAGAAGATAAGAAGAAACAAGCGAATTAAATAACCAGGAGGTGAGAAAGACGAAATGATCTTGATCATAATCGGATGTGTTGGAATTATAGCAGGATGCATAGTTACAGGATGTGGAGTGGTAAGAGCAAAAAGAAGCTCCTACACAGACGTGGATGCAATCACATGGTGTTTTGTAGGAGCTAGTATAACTTATATCAGTACTGTTATAACTTCATTTTTACTAAATCATGTATGCCTTTAGAAATGTTTTTTAAATGATCATCGGTATTTTTCCCGCCGGGATATGTATCTGCAAATGGAGAATTTGCACGAATATTAAAAGTAAAAGCATCTTCATAGGTTTTGACAGAGGAATGATATTTCACATGAAAATGTAAATCATCTTTTGTCGTGGCATATCCAACAAGAGGACAACGAATTGCGTAACCTGGAGAAATAATTGCACCAGAGAGACGTGCAAATATATCTTCGCCAAGATCATCATTAAAAATTTCTTTTCCAGAAAATTTATGATCACAAGATATTGAATCAATTGTACATGATGATTGACCAAAATTTTTGATCATGATGTAAACAATGGTGTCTGAATAAATTGAGTAAATTTGAATATTAGGGCGAGTGCTTTCTTCGAGCATCTTATTGTTTTGGCGTAGCGTTTTTACAGAAATAGCTATTGCAATGATACTTGTAATTGTAGAAGCAATAATCCCAGCGATTTCAATTATATCAGACCATGTTATAGAACCTAGAGATTTAATGATATGAGACATATGAAAAACTCCTTTCTTAAAAACTCGGACATGCCAGTGCCCTGTGAATTAAGTATAGGAGATATATGGAAGAAAGACAACAGAATAATAGCAGATGGCTTAATCCTCTGTCCGATACACGAAATTCCTCCCTAAATTGGTTAATTATTAAAAATAGCACTCAATCGTCGGGCAGAGAATTAAGCCATCTGAAGAAAGGTAGGTGATAAAGGTGTTCAGGGACAGGCTTAAAAAAGTAATGGCAGATCAAAACATCAATCAAGTAGAGTTGTCCAGAATCTGCGGTGTAAGTAGATCGACCGTCAGTAAGTGGATGTCTGGAGATTCGGAACCAACAAAAGCGAGACGAAATGAGATTGCAGAAGCATTTGATCTTCCAGAGAATTACTTCGAAGAAATAGTAATTCCTAAAAAGAAAATAGAGACGTTAACCCCGAAAGAAGTTGCGTATTTGATGGGAATGGGTGTTCCAACAATCGAAAAAGGACTGATTCAAGGGATTTTTCCATGGGGATATGCAATCCGGACAAGTGAAAAAAAGCACAGGTATTTCATAAATGCAAAAAAGTTTTTTGCAACTGAAATGATAAGCGTTTGAGAAAGGAGCATAAAGATGCATACAGAGACAAAAGCCATGATCTGCACAGCAGCGGTGCTGATCGCAATGGGAATCTTTAAAGAATTAGCAGCGGTGTGTTTGATCACAGCAGTAATCTATGAGGAAGGAGTGAAGAGGTTTGATGAATGAGAAAGAAATTCTGAAAGAGCTTGATGAAAGAAAAATGCACCCCCTGAAGCGGCAACTCCAGAAGGTGCGGATATAAATAATTTAACACAAGTGCATTATAGCACAGAAAGCGAGAAGGAACAATGACAAAAGAGTTTTTATTACAGTGCGAAAAAAAATAGAAGAAGCATACAAATGTGCAGCAATCAATCAGGGAGATAAAGTAAACGATATTGTTGGGGAAGTATGTAGGGACATTCTTCTTAAAATATCAGATAGTGTAACACCTGTTTCTGAAGGAACACTACCTTATATCGTAGCATCTCTGAGAGTATTAGCGAACGCATTGTCCAAAGAATTAGATCCTTTAGATAAAGAGATTTCAAAAGCAGTACAGTGGCGAATGACGACAGAGTGTGGGTTTAAGAAACAAGTAGAAAGGATATAAACGATGAAGGAAGATAGATTGCTGATCAGTCGTGAAGTATACGATGAATTAGCTGCATCTTATGAAAGGGTTGAAACTCTTGTCCGGCTGCATAAAGCTGGACAGGATCTTGATACAAACCTGATCTTTCAAATCTTGGGGATCGGGTATCTATTAAACAAAGAAGAATTAGGAGGACTTAATAATGGAAATCACAGTAAACGTAACAGGGCTTGACAATCTGGCAAATGCCATTTTTGCACTGGCAAATGCAGCAGGGAACAGCAAAGAGGAAACACAGATGGATGCAGCAAAGGTAGCACCCGTAGTGCAGCAGACAGTTGTACCAACGGAAACAGTTGCGCCAGCAGCTACAACTGTACCAAGCACGCCACCAGTACAGCCTGTACCAGCAGCGCCCGTGGCACAAAATGCAGCATCTGCGGTTAACCCAGTGCCAACAGCCACAGCAACGCCTACATATTCGATGGAGCAGTTGGCAGTCGCAGCGACAGGTCTGATCGATGCCGGAAAGATGCAGGATGTCCAGAATACGCTAGCGTCTTTAGGTGCA